GTATAATATACTATTAGAATAAGTTATTCTAATGTCTTCATAAAATAATATTGTAGGAACTTTTAGTTCTTCAAAAAAATTCCTTGCGTCTTTTGAATACTTACTTATTACACAAGTAAGCTTTTCAAATTCTTTTGGATAATATCTTTTAAATCTTTTTAGTTTTATTTTGCTTTTATCATCCAGATACCCTTTTACCTCTACCCATTCATCTGTGTTTGACAGATAGAAGTCTGGGGTATATCCTTTTGTTCCGTCGCTTTATTGGAAAGCTGAATACAGTTGGTTCAAATTCAAAAGCAACTTTGTAAAGATTTAATATTCTAACAAAATTTGCTTCCCAACTAGACCTGACATTGAGTTCAATATCTTTTCTATATCCACTCTTTGTGTTCTTGTATGCGTTTCCTTTTTTTGCGACTGGCTTTTCGTCTTGCTCTAATATTTCCGTATCTATCTTCTGCTTTGAAAGATCCTTCAAGTTCGGATGCTTCCTCAGCTTTGATCTAGATAAAAAAAATTGTTCTGACTTGACAACCTGTGGGTCCATTGTGATATCCTTTACGTGTCAACAAGTATACATGTTATACATATTATACTTTAAACAAAAATAAAAAACAAACCATTCTTACAATAATTGTAAGATTTACCAAGAAAGGTCATTATGACTACTTCACTTCAAACCATCATTAACAGCGTACACCAGACTGTAAACGAGAATGTTCTTGCTTACCTTGAGGAAGCAGGCATCGATCGTGACGAGGCTATTAAGCTCGTTAATGAGATTGACAATGCAGAAGTATTTAACTCTTCTGAGTTCTAATATTTAATATAAAAACCCCCTCTTCCTGAAAAGGAGGAGGGGGTTTTTTATTGCCTATGCTCTAGCTGCTTTTTTATTTCTGAAAACTCCTGTGGGACATGCTCCTGTTTTAGCATGTTCACACCAGCTACATATTCTTGAGTTATTTGTAGCTGTGAAATTTTGATCTTCTATAATTAAATTAATATTATTAATAATTTTATTCTTTACATTTTCCAAATCTTCCTCAGAAAATGTATGTCCCTTTTTTCTTCCAGATCTAAGATAATGCAGTTCTGCATATATCTCTTTGTCAGGAAACATTAGCGATGCTGCTAATGCATATATGCCAAGCTGTAGATTGTTTCCTACATCCTTTTGGGTAACTTCCCATTTTCCAGTTTTATAGTCTACAATATGAACTTTGTCATCGTAGAGATCTATTCTATCGATGTAGCCCATTATATGGTAGTTACCAATTATAAAACTAAAACCATATTCTTTTTCATAAACATCAAAAGAAAAATCGGAGTACTTGTCATAGAACTCATCAATTATTTCTTTTCCAACGGACATTAATTCTTTTGATATTTTTTGATCCGGATCATAGCTTGCAGTATGCTCCTCAAATTTAGATACCATTTCATTGTGATCTAGTGAACTATCTTTGGAAATCGTATCCTCTAATACTGCGTGAACAATATTTCCGCAGTACTGCTGGCTCACTAAAAAACTTTGGCTCCTTCTTTATGTAAGTAAAGAAATACTTAGAAGGGCACTGCATATAGCTATCTATTCTAGAGTAAGAAAAATCAACTACAGCTAACTTCTGCAGTTCGTCTAATTCTTCATATTTTTTAATCTTTATTGCCATCGATGCCTTCTATATTTGGGTCATAAATTAAATAACCATTTTCATCAAATTCTCTACCAAGTTCATCTAAAACATGATTATTATATTTGTTTAAATATGAACCTTGACCAATAGGTATCCAACCAGTTTCACCTATTTCCATTCGATCATCTTCATTGTATGGCCACATATTCACCATCTACCTTTACCTTGCATTCTGAAAAAGAATCTATGTTTAAATAGTAGTTTAATACTGTATACAAATCTACTAATTCCTGCCTACTGGCATACATTCCAACAACACCAGCTTGTATAAAATATCTATCATCTCCAACATGAACTGGATCAGAATATTCCACTAGTGTTATATTGTTCTTATTTATTCTTCCTGTTTCTTGAGATGACATTTAGTCCTCCTCGACTATTGTTATTGGGTTCCAGGTTGGGTCATTCATTTTTTCTCTCATATCATTAACATATGAGTCCCAGTCTCTTTCATCTTCAGACTTCTGCTCATATTTTACTTGTCCCTTAAATGGATTAGATTTAAACCTAGTCATGATAATTCTACCTTCTTGTGTTCTCCATCTAAGTACACCATTTTTGCAGTCGCAGAAATCATCAGGGTGCTTTTCTATGATACCTTTAGGATCGAATCTGCCACTGCACTGATTGCACTTGGTATATCTTCCCTTGTCTCCACATCGAGAGCAAGAGGTACAATATCTCCAGCAGTCTTTTTCTGCGGGATTTTTAAAACTTCCATTTGCTGCCATTTATTTCTCCAGTTCAATTATAGAATTAACTAATGGAATTATCTTTATAGAAGATAATGCATTAAATTTATATACATACTTTTTATTATTGTCCTTTATTTCTAAAAATACAGGACTATTTCCTTTGTGATTTGAAATTATATCATAAATCTTCTTAAATGTTAAGCTAGATAAATTATCTGGAAAATCAAAAACAATTGGTTTACCACCAGAGAATGTCTTTGTTTCAATTTTCTCACAAGAGTTATAAAATATTTTAACAGTTGAATTTTCTTCTTCTGTTTCTTTATTTAAGAAACCATTTATTATAACTATTTCTCCAGAATTTAAATAATCGTCAGGTATATCTTTTGCTGTTTTAGGAAAGATGATAACTTCAACAGAAGAAGATATGTCCTCTAAATTAAACTTAAACATCTTCTGACCCTTTTTGGTCATCATCTTTTTAAACGATGTAATTATCCCACCTATTTTTACTGGGATACCAGGCTGATTATCTTGAAGATCAATTATTTCATGAGTTGTTTTATTTTTAATAACATCCCAAATACCTAACACTGGATGATTTGTAACATAGATTCCTAACTCTTCTTTTTCTTTTTCTAAGATAGATAGCTCTACTCTTCTACTGGTCTCTATTTCTATTTCACCAACTAATTCATCAAAAGCACCAGCACAAACTAAGTGTTCTAAAGTTGACTTCTTGAATACCGTAGGGTCACATCTTCTATAAAAATCTTGAAGACTTGTGTATAAGTTATTTTTATCTCTGCAATTAATGATTGATTCAGCTATAGATAAACCTATTCCATTTATTGCAGATAAACCGAATACAATTGATTTATCATCAAATACTTCAAAGTCTATCTCAGAATAATTAATAGATGGTGGCATTACTTCTATGCCACTACGTCTACAGTCAGATAGATACAATGACTGCTTATCTTTATTACCGACTACAGAACTCATTAATGCAGCCATATACTCAACAGTATAATTAGACTTTAGATATGCAGTAATATAAGAGATCATTGCATAGCTTGCGGCGTGTGCTCTGTTAAATCCGTATCCACCGAAATATTCAATATCTGAATATATTTTATTAGCTTTATCCTCAGAGAGATTAGAAGTTTTTATGCATCCGTCAACAAACTTTTGTCTGAATAAAGCTATTTTATCCATAAGCTTTTTGCCTATTACTTTACGTAAGTCATCAGCTTCTGCTGAGCTAAAGCCTGCAAGCTCTCTAGCGACACCAAGAACGTCCTCCTGGTACAACATAATTCCAAGAGATGGTCCCAATACTTTTTCTAAATTAGGATGATCGTATTGGATTTTAGATCTACCATGTTTTCTATCTATATATAGCTTATCCATGCCAGAACCCATGGGACCTGGTCTATATAATGATATCAATGCCATAATGTCTTCGATGTTTTGAGGTTGCATCTGAACCATAAGCTGACGCATACCAGATGATTCTAATTGGAAAACTCCTATTGCATTACCTTTGCAAAGTTCGTCAAAAGTGTTTTTATCATCTAAAGGTATTTTGTCAACATCTATTTCAATTCCCTTGGTCTTCTTCACTAACTTGATACAGGAGTCGATAACTCCTAAGTTTCTTAAACCCAAGAAGTCAATCTTTAGAAGTCCACATTGTTCCACTCTTCCCATATCCCATTGGGTAACAACTGGGTTATCTGATCCCTTTTTCATTATCGGCAAGTAATCGACAAGTGGGCCCTTTGATATCACGACTCCTGCAGCATGGATTCCAGTCTGTCTTACTAAACCTTCTAAACCAAAAGCTGTATCTATAATTTTGTTTGAATCTGGATCAGAATTATATTCATTTTTAAACTCTGCCACTTCCATACATTCTGTAAGATTTTTTGAGACACCCAGCACTGGTGGTGGAACTAATTTAGCCACCTTATCCCCTGAAGCAAAGTCATATCCTAATGCACGTGCAGCGTCACGTATTGATTGTCTTGCACCAGTTCTATTAAAGGTACATATGTGTGCAACTCTATCGTCACCATATTTCTCTCTAGCATAGTTTATAACTTTATCTCTATGTCTATCATCAAAGTCTAAGTCAATGTCCGGCATGGACTTTCTTCCTTCTACAAGGAATCTTTCAAACATAAGACCAAATCTAATTGGATCTAGATTAGTGATATCAAATGCATAAGAAAGAACGCTACCAGCAGCAGATCCTCTACCCCAACCCACTCTAATATCATTAGCCTTAGCCCATCTAACTAGGTCTGATACCACTAGGAAGTACTCTGGAAAACCCATCTCCTTGACGACTCTAATTTCATGGTTAGCTCTATCTAAGATATGCTGAGGAAGTTCTTGGCCATATTTTTTCTTTAATCCATCCCACGCAAGTCTCTCAAAGTATTCTGTTGAAGTTTCTTTTGTTGGAATTGGGAAATTAGGAAAGTGTATCTGACCAAAATTTAAATCTAAATCTACCATGTCACAAACATGCATAGTATTATTTAACCAGTCTTCAGAAAATGTTCTAGCCATATCATCATATGACTGAAGATAAAACTGATCACCAGAAAAAGAAAATCTATCTGGAGTATTTATGTTTGAGTTAGTTGCCACGCAAAGCATGACATCATGTGCGTGTGCATCTTTTTGATGAACGTAATGACAGTCCCCAGTAGGCACTATCTTTGCGCCTATCTTATTTGCTATCTCAATGAGCTGATCAGATATTTTTCTCTGCTCAGTTAATCCGTGATCCTGTATTTCGATAAAGTAGTTTTCTCTACCAACAATATCTTGCATCTTTTTAGCAGCTGCCAGTGCGAACTCAAAATCATTTCTTAGCAGGGCTTGAGCTACTTCACCGTTAAGACAGCCAGATAGTACAATGATTCCTTCAGAATGCTGTTGAATTAAATCATGATCTATTCTAGGTTTTCCATAATAACCCTGGAGAAAAGATTGAGAAGACATCTTGATAATATTGTGATATCCAATATTATTCTTAGCTAAAATAGTTATATGGTATGGGCCTCTTTGTTCCCATTCATTTTTAGCTGGACCAGATCTTTCTTCTTCATCCTTATCAAATCTAGTTTTTCTAGCTTGATAGAATTCTGATCCGAAGAATCGGCTTTACTCCAACAGACTTACCTGCATCATAAAAGTCTAACCATGAGTGTATATTCCCATGATCCGTAGTAGCTAGGCCAGACATGCCCAGTGACTTTGCTCTTTCTAAATATTCACCAACGTCACCATGTCCATCTAACATAGAAAAGACAGTATGATTATGCAGGTTAGTCCAGTTCTTCATTAAATTCCTCTTGTTTTGTCACTATTATCTAGTGAACTATCTCTTGTCTCTCTATAGGTTATTATAACTATTCCACCACAATACTTGCAGGGGACATTCTTTCCCTCTTGGGCAAATGGATTTCTATACATATATTCCATAGGTTGATCTGATCTACACTCAGAACATACACCTATGACGTCATCTTCGTTTTCTATTCTATCAGGCATTTGATTCCTTTCTTATTGATTTGTAGGCAAAACGTATAGGTGAAGGAGAAGACTCCTCGTTACTTTCAACGTACTTGTTGCCTATTTGTACCCATTTTTTCTTTTTCTCTAAGTGACAGTCTCCACAACCAACACCAACAGAGTTTGCTCTTTCACAGCTAAACGGTCTTCCGCCTATTCCTATTTCTCTTCTCTTTATCCAGTCATTAATATGAGCAGATGATTTTTCAAAGTTATAATCATTACACATACTTAATATGCTGTGTAGGAATTTTACTGAGTCCTCATTGAAAGTAAGAATAGAACATAAAAATAGTCTTGACTCATGATCAAGATGTTTTTTATCTTTAGCTTGCTGTATGATTCTCGCTACTGCTGTGCAATTAGAAACTAGTATTTCTGGAGTAAACATTTTTTCTGCGTCGTTTACATTCTTAAAAGCACCAGAGCCATGTTTATTGAAATGCTCCAACCAGTTATCTGGTTTGGATTTTTCAGTTTCCATATCATATGTAAACTGTCTATACCATTTATTTGCTTCTCCATTAAATTCTGGAGCAGCTATAGAATTATCCTGTAGCTGTGTGCAATACTCTTTTATCTCTGATATGTCTTTGTATAATAAATCTTTTTTTATTCTATTCTTAAAAAGACCAGTGTCTTGATGTTTTGATCCAGCTAATCTCCACATTCTTCTTTGGTCATACACGGCAAAGTCTAAGCTCGATAAGCTCAATTCCTCTTTAAGCTTTCCTGCAATATATCTAAAAGTTTTAGATAAGCCATTGCTTGGATTGATGCCTAAACAAACTGCTTCACATTCTATATGGAAACCCTTTTTGCCAGTGAAATAAACTATAATAGATTCTTCTGGTATATATTTTTCTAGGTATGCGTATAGATCTCTGCAGTCTTGTAGGGCTATATTTTCGTCCGCATTATCTATGTCAAAGTATAGCGACCCAAGTCTCAAAGCTTTATCTAGATCAGTAGTGTCATAGTGCCAAATAGAAGTGTATAGACCAGTATTATTATGCTCTTGTCTAAACTTTTCTAAATCAAAAACACTAATGAACTTTGTATTGCCATTTTCTTTTTGTCTTATAACTCTAGACAAAGAAGGTATATATACAGCTGTTTCAACTAGCTGCCATTTGTTTAGGTATTTATCTTCTTCTTGTGAAATAATCATTTTATCTTTACTTTTATTTCATCTTTTGTTATTGGACCTATAGATATCTTTATAGACTGATCCATATATTTATTATAACTTCTGAAATATATTGAGTCTTCTATAATTTTTTCTAAATTAGAAATAAGATAATTTCTTTTAGTTAGTCTTTCTTCTTTTTCCATTGTGGATTAATTAACTCGCTGTCGTCTATTACTGTATGAATTTTTGATGCTATGTTATCAGATATATGGACTATATAATCCAAGTAAGTTATTGGAAATGTTTCTGGAATAGGAGACCATGGTCCAAGGTGGCTTCTAATTAATCTTAATATAGAATGTAGAACATCTTCACTTATATATAGTGTAGAAGATTGAGACTCGTTTGCGAAGTTCTTATCCTCTTTTTGACATCTTTCTACCAGCTTACCAACAGTGTATGGATGCATTGGATCATACTTGCATCCATCACCACTATCCTTTTCTATCCCTTTGCATACATCGTGTAACAGAGTAGCAGCTAATACAATATCTCTTTCTTCGTTAGAAAGCGAATAGGAATCTGATATTACATTAGCTATTCTTACCACTCTTTTAGTGTGAAGCACATTACCACCAACACCATGCTCATCTGCTGGGTGATATTTGCCAGAAAAACTAGATGGTATATCCCAAAAATGCTCAGCTCTAAGTAGAACGGATCTAACAAAAGATCTTATTGCATCATCGGTTATCATGTCTATTTCTTTTAACAATGGTTCTAAGATATCATTTTCTTCCTTAAAAGAAGACGGTTCACTTTTTTGAATTAAGATATCATCTAAAATTGATTTAGCCATTTTTATTCTCACTTATCCAACCAGTCCACTGGGAACATGGTTTATCAAACGGGCATTTTTTACAGTATGGTATAAGATTTCTTTTTGGTACGAATACTTCCGTACTACCTATTTTATCAAACCAGTACTCAAATGTCTGCATTTCTTCTTCAGTTATTGTATATTCATTGAACTTTAAATTGCTAGACATTACATCTATATATCCAAACTTTACTTTACCCATTTTTGATGGATGTCTGTTTGAATATCCTTTTTTCATTGAGCAGAAATCAAATTGATACAAGTGCTTATTTGATTGCTTAAGATTAAAAACAATTTTAGAAACTAAATATTCTCCATCTTTATACAGGATAATATCAAACTTATCTTCTATATTTATCTTATTCTTGCCGGGTACACTGTATTCCTCAGAAATAGCCATAGGTATTATTTCTGATTCTGCGTACTGCTCATAAAACATTAATAGTATGCCAGCAGCTTTAGATGTAAGGCTAGACATGTTTCCGTAAGCTGTCTCATGTTGCTCTGTAATAATGTCATAAGAAGTTGTATCTTTTGGAAACCACATCTTTTCCCATCTATTCAAAAGAGCTGAGTAAGAAGGAATTATTCCACCTTGTTTCTTGAAAAAGAAAAAATACATTATATTTTTAATTGTATTTTCAAACTTTTCTGTATATATATCTCTTGAATATAATTTTTCAGGAAGCTTTTCTAAATGCCTATAGTCATAAAGTCTTTCGCACATTTGAAAGTCTTTGATTGCATTTACGGTAATATTGCTCATTAATGAAAGTCCTTATCATTTAATAAATCATCTAATATAGATGATGATGTTACATAGGACTCATCTGTAATTGGATCATATTCTTCATACTTTTTCTTTGAGTCCACATATTTAACTAATGGTGGATCATAACTAAAAGCAGAACCAGTAATTCTGTTTTTAGGTATCTGCAGCTGCATTATATTTTCGTCTACAGTCTCATCATCTGTAGCTAAGCGTTTTTCTGTAATGAATATAGTTACAGCACATTTTTGTTGAATAGCCAAAGAGCCACCAGTATCAGACTGCTGAACTACTTCTCGCTTTTCTTTCATTCTATTAGCGTTTTCTTGTGCTGTTATTATCATTGCGCAGTTCATATCTCTAGCTAATTTTTCTAGACGAACCATCATCTCTTCAAACTCACCCCATCTAGGTTTGCCTTTTCCAGCTCCACGAGTAAACATTGACTGTATGGTATCAATGATAACGACATCTGGCATATTTTGATTATGGCCAATAATATCTCTTAGCCAGAATTCTAGATCCTCAAAATAAGGAGTGTCTGGATCATGTCTAACCATTAATCTGTCACCCCACTCAGATAGTTTATCTTTAAACATATTCATATATTTTTGCTTCTCTTCGGGTGACCATTTGTGCGCTTCGGAATAAACGTTCTGACCTATTATTTGGGTCATTAATATTCTCTCCCAGTGCCCAAGTGCCTCTTCAAAGTTTACGTATAAGACTCTGTATCCACAATCAAGCCAATGGTTTGCTAGGCACTTAGCGAATGTGCTTTTACCCTTACCTGATGGGGCTATGACAGCGTGTACCGCACCTTTAAAGAAGCCACCGTCATCGGTATAACCCATTGCTCTATTAAGTGCCTTGAATTGGGTTGGCAGAAAATCGGGTATATCTAAAAGAGACTCAGCTCTATCAACTATTTCATTACCTGTAGTTACTTTATCTAATGGATTATAGTGAATTTGATTTTCTAATTCACGTATTTTAGATGTTAATACTTCTATTCTTGCGGTATCTTCTGGTGTCTTTTGACCCTTTTGACTAAGAATAATTTGAAGCTCTTGCAGGTAGTTTATCTGCTTACGTTTTCTAGCTTTATGTTTAATAAGCTCAGCAATAGCCTCTGGACTAGAGACTTCCATCTTCATCAAGATGTCTAACATTACTGATACGCCTGGGCTTCCCCCTAAGGCTTCGTGTATATCAGTTTCTGATTCTAGCCAAGACTTAAAAGCTATTGGATCAACAATGTTTAATTGTGTAGCATTATGAAAAGATATTAGTGCTTTATAGAACTCGTGTATTCCCTTCTCTCCATGAATTGAACCAACGATATCATCTGACAGATGTTCAGCAAAATATGTTATAGCGTCTTTGTTTCTTAGAGACAGTGCAAAGATCTGGTACTCTACTGGAAGACTTTGACTATTTTCCTGTTCCTCTGTCATTCTTTTTCTTTTCCTTATATGCCTTGTAGGCTTGTTTTCTTTTTTCTGATTGTATTTTTTTATTTATCTTATAAGCCTCATTATCAGTAAGACTTCTTTTTTTCTTCGGCTTATCTACCATTGGATTAGACCTAATAGCATCTAACATTCTATCAAAAACTGACTGCTCTGTCAGGCTATCATTGTATCTAAATACAACCAATGCTACCCCATTGTCTTTACACCATTGTGCTTTTTTTTCGTCTCTAAGTACAGCTTGCTCAAAATCATACTTTGAATCATAAAATCGATTTGTGTAGTAGAAATGTTGACGCCCATGATACTCTGCAGCGAGTGCATATTTTGGACAGTATACATCCAATTTTAATTTATCACCTATATGAAACTCATTAACTATTGTTTCACCAGGAAGAAGCTTCTGCATTATTGAGGTGAGGGCTGTCTGCCCTCTGGACATTTTCTTTCTTTTTTCTTTTAACCAAGAAAGACCTATGGAGCTGATCTTTTTATTAACTTTATCTATAGTCCAACCTAGTTCATCCGCTATTTGAGATAATGAATTATTAGTCTCAAATAGCAGATCGACCAGGAGTTCTACATCGTCATCTATGTCTTCGTTTTTCTTATGCATTTCTAACAGCCGTGTTGTAGTTTTTGGTAAAATTAATTGTTTTACCAAGATCTATAACAGACATGTTGAGCTTTTCCCAAATTTTTCCACTAAGAGCTAAGCCCAAAGAACTGCAATCCATTAGACAATAATCTACTCCGCCTTCAAATTCAGCGACCTGAGCAAACACATCATCTAACTTTTCATAATGATTAGCGTATGGAACGGTAATGACATTAACTTTTGCATTTAATGTTTTATAAACTGTTTTCTTATCATGAAAAGATACGACTAATGAAGGGGTATCTTTTATGTAAAATTGAGTGAATGTATCAAATACATCTTTTTGATTTAAGAAATAGTGTTCAAAAAGATTAGAGCTATAATCTCTATCTCCAGCATTAAGGCCGAGTCTAGAGTGTCTACCATTTTCTACTTCTTCTACAAGACCAGAAGAAAAGCTCTTCATAACTCTAGGATGATCAATTGCCACTGATTTTAAAATTGCTTTTGCAAACATCTGTGGGAATGAATTCTCATTCTTTTTATTTAATGCAACAATAGAGTACTTTGATATATTTAAGAATGCAAATTTTTCCTTTGAATTCATTAAATGTGTTAAATCAATTATTGCTTGTTTTTCATCTTTCATTTTTTTTCCTATCAAATTCCAAAGTTACCCCAGTCAATAAGGACTGGGTCTGGGTCTATTATTGAGTTTATATGATTTAGATTATGGAATTTTCCACCATCTAACTGTGAGTATCTTTCATACTTAGCGCTCTTGTCTTCATCTTTTATGTACCCCAAGTGCTGCATAACTAAACCAGAATGAACTAAATAATTCTTCTGTCTAATCCAGTTTGCAATATAGGTTGGTTCTGAACCACAGGCTAAGGCCTTATCATTAAAGGTTCCACCAGACATGAACCTAAAGATTCTTGTACTGTTATTTGGTGCCCATAACTTATCTACTCTATATTGAGTCTGATTCCACATATGATAAAAACGAACATTAACAACATCCTTTTCAGAATTTAATAGAATGCTTTTAATATCAGGATCATTTAGATTATTAACATTGTAAAGCATTTCGTCGCAGTCTATAGCTATAACCCAGTCCCCTTCAGAAGCGTGGTTTTCTAGGTTTAGCCATGCATATTTTCTTAGTCTGCCTTCGTGCTTATTAAACATCTGCATAGGCGTTTTGTATGCATGTGCGTACTTACTTGCTACTTCCATAGTATTATCATCTGAGCAGTCATCTGTAAATACTATTTCATCTACCTGTGTAGATAATCTTTTAAGTACGTCTTCCAGGAATCTACTAGATTCGTTTCGACCTACCATTTGAGCAATTATTTTTTGAGCCATTTTTCTCCTTGGCTATATACAGAAATGGCGGGGGACTAATGCCCCCGCCATTTCATAATGAATATTATCAATCAGCGAGCTGTTCGCGAGCCTGAATTGCTGAAATGCGCTCTACATCTACATCCTTGAAGAGTAGCTCGCCAGAAACTCCTGGCATTGTACGACGATTGCTCTTTGCAAGCTTCTCCGCATCTGCCATTGTGTTGGCCTTAACGATTGAAGTCGTAGTTACGGTGAAGTACTTGAACTTATTGTCTGACATTTTTTATATTCCTTTGTTAGTTATTTGGATAATGGATAGATATATATTCTATAGCATCTTGCAGATCTTCTGCAAGTTTTGTTGTCATATATTTCATATATGGACGATCTTTATTTTGTTCTGAACACATAACAATTGTTGGCTGACCATGAAGCTTTGCCCAAGCCATTTCGAAATCAGTTCCTATGTATGCTCTGTTTTCTAGCATGTATTCTACCAGAAGAACATCTGACTTTTTTTGCATAAAGAGATTTTTTTGAACTTTTTCTTCTGCGCTCATATCGTCACCTTCTGGGATAGAAGTAGGATCTAGTACTTTATATCCTCTTTGCATCAACAAAAACGTTGCCTCTTTACGCCAACCAGTAGCGTACTCACCAACATAATCCATAGCGCCAGCTAAGTAAACTGTAATACTCATACAGGCCAATGATACTCTAAGTCTACTGGTTCGTCAAAGAATTGTGAATAATATTCGTAATCTTTTCTAAGAAGATTTGACCTATGCGATTTATGAAAAACTTCTTCTCCAAACCATGGAGGATATACTAAGGAAGAGTGATCAATTTCCTCAAACTTTATTGTATTTTTGTAACCTCTATCTATCCATTCAAGAATAGTATAGTTTTGATATAGCTTTAAAGCTTCTTCATAGCCAGTCCACATGCGTGTAACTGGATGGTTGCGCCAACCCTTAGTGGGAGTTCGATCAAGTAATATGTTGAGCACTTGAAATGTCTCAACGCGCTGCTTGCCTAACCGACGGTAATCTAATACCTTTACTGATTCGACAAAATCTGGATATGGTAAAAACGTTTGCATGGCTATATTATATCATCTTCCCAGTAGTTTTCAAAATCTTCTTCTGTCATTTTATGATTATCTTCACCAAAAATATATTTGCCGACCATCTTTGATCTCCAATACTCTTTTGGTCCCAGTGGATAATTTTCCGCTTCTTCGTTCTCAGCATCTAGTGCCTCTTGAGCTAAACCATCGTGTCTAGCTATAATAATTTCTACAACAGAAAGATCTGAAGAAAGTCTTCTAATGTATACAGGAACAGTTCCCGTATTCCACCAACCGGGCTTTTCTCCATTGGATAGCCTAATCTGCACTACGTTATCGCCACACCCTATTAAAAGAGTGCCATCTTTTTCATGCTGAGCTTCTCCAACATACTCTGCTGGTAAAAATATCTGATCCATAAATACCTTTTGTAGATAGAAATAGCAGGGGAGATAGATCTTCCCCCCTGCTATTTTAATTAGTAAAAATTAACTATTATCTCTTACATAGTCGGCAACTACTGAATACATTGCTGACCAAATATTCTTATCTTTACAGACGTGATTTATCGACATTCTTTCTGATGAGTGTCCACCCATCTCTTGATATGCAACCTTTAAGAGTTGTAAACCTAATCCATCATCCAACATTGAGGAGACTTTCGAAAGACTGTATCCCTCTCTCCAAACTATCTTTGGACCTTCGTCAGTATCAACAATTTTCATAAGTTGTCTAATAGCTGACAACATTGGATAAGCAAATGCTTCAACTAATATCTTATTGCTAAGAAGTAACTGTTGTCTCTGTTGTCCTTGTAAAAATATTAATTTATCTGCATTGGTTTTTTTAGCATCGAAGATTTTATGAACGGTTCCAACATTGTACCATTTTGAAGCCTCAAGAATCATTAGATCATGAAGTCTACAAATATCCAATACGACATCTTTCATAGCGGTGTAGTTTTGCTGCTTATTCTTGTGTCTAGCTACAGCTTTTTCCTTGCTGTTATATGAGGCTATTGGATGTTGGGATCCATTTGGCCATTCAAAAATATCACATGCAGTAAGAATCTTTATTATGTAAGCACCGTCTACTGTAAGATCTAGGTTATCTTCTGCGCCATCATTTTGATACCATGCAACTTTTTCGGAAAAGTCTGGGAGGCCGGGTGTTCCATCTATAGCTTTCTTAAGCCAATCAAGTCTTCCTCCCTGGTTTTGTAGAGAAAGAAGTTGATGTTTTTGAGATGTATTTCTAGCTTCTGTTATCTCAGAAATAACAGCTTTATTAAGACCAGTTATAATTTCTATCTGCACATACTCTTCTGGTATGTCTGCTTGGTCGCATTCTTCAATGATTGAAGTAAGAATCTTGTAAGTGTGACCACCATCAATAATTGATCCTTTAGAACCAAAGTTAACTGATAGTATATTCTGATCTACTACTTGTGCACTTTCTGCAACAATTACGATTCCACTATTTCTTAGATTAAATAAACCAGGAGTAAAATCTGATACTTCAGAATTTACTATAGAATTTTTAATTTCTTTATGAAAAGATTTATTTATTTTAGCTTCTCTAGCATTATTTTCATTGGACATTCCAAGTGGAAGATTTATAAGTTCCACTGTAAGTCTATGAATTTTTATATCATTTCCTATTTCTTCATTTTGAATAGGATTGACTATTGAACTGTGTCTATAGTATCTAATATTAAATATATTATCTTGATTAGCCATTGGCTTCTCTCTTTCTTTTAAGGCCGACACTGCCGGCATTTTTGTTTTAAATAGATATCAATTTGATGTCTATAGGATTTATAGTAGCATATTAAAATCTAGAAATCAACCTGTCAGGAAAATTATTTCTTGAATTCAGTGAACGTTTTGTCACCGACCCCATAATACTCTCTAGCTAGTCCAGATGCAACTATATCAGTATTTAAACATGCACCTTGTTCATTCCATACACGAGCTAAAACTCTTCCATACTTTTCATTTTTGTCTATGATGGTTTCTATCTTAACTTTATGATTAGCTGCTGTTAGCCACTGATCAGTAAATTCTTTAGCGGCTAAGCCCATCTTCTTTTCCTCAACATTTGTTGTTCTGCTCTCAGGAGTATTAACACCATAAAGGCGAACTCTTCCTTTTTTAAGAACATCAAAACCAAGATCAATAATAATATCAAAGGTATCACCATCGACAACCTTTTTTACTTCTGCGTTATATATCCAAGGGTTTAATTTGTCACTCATTTTAATCTCTTTCTATTCCCATGTGGTCGCATGCTTTTCTAAAAATCTCTCTACTTATTGGAAAGTATTTATCTGCTTGACTTATTCCTTCGCCAGGCTTTGGTGTAGAGGCGTGCCAGCTATGTCCTATTGATACAGATCCATCATACACAACATTATAGCCCAAGTGTCTAGCAAAGTATGAGCACCATGTCTCCTCATAATAGTGAGGGGTAGGCAAAAATGCACCTATTGCATTTGGATATATTTCTCTATACTTAACATTATTAGTCATATCATCCCACACATCTCTTCTAACAAAGTATGCAGAACCAGATACAGTTACACATTCTATTTGATCTTTATAGAGAACATCTTCTGGATCATATTCTCTCCAGCCTCTATGCTTCGGTGCTGTATTAGTTCCTACAATACCGGCATGGGTGATATGACCCTTTTCGTCTCTTTGCTTTGGACCCAAAATATGTATGTTTGGATTATTGGCGAATATCTTTTCTATATTTAAACAGTCTTCGCTAGTCATCCAAACGTCACCATTTAGTACACCAACAATTTCTGCGTTACTTTTACTAGCCATCATATTAATGGCAGCGGAGTAACCAATATTTTTTCTTAGATAAGTTCTATCTATTAGATATTTTTCTTCGCTTTCTCTCAGCCATGGGATGAAGTCATCTGTTGAGTCATTATCTGTAATATACAGATTCCAGTTTTTTGCGAGCGCGCCATTTGGACTAATTACGTCAGAATGCAAAGTGTCCAAAAATCTCTGCAGCTGCTGTCTTGTGTTGTGGTTAACCACACATAAATCTATCATGATTCTTCTACCGTCATCATTTCAAAAGCTGTACTTGGCGAAAGTCCAAATCCAATAAAATCATTCATTTCCTTAAAAGCAGCATCTATACTGTCTTGATCAAAAAATTCCATAAGTCTATTTCTATACTGAGTCATTGTTACATTATCTTTTATTTGTTTTTTAAAATTATTCTTATTCATTAGTTCGTAGATTAAGCATCCAGCTAAAAAGCCAAATAGAATTGGCTTACCACTCTTCTTCATACTGCTCTTCTTCTGGTACATATGTTCTGTCTATCCAATCCTTTATTGATAAAGAAACATTTAACCAAGCCTGTTTATCTTCTTGTGAACGTTCTTCAAAAGACATAGATTCATAGACTTGTGCTATGTGCTCTAGTATAGACACGTCAGCAACAAAAACTGCTTGTCCTGGTAAAACTTTTATGTTAACTTTCTTTTTTGACATAAATTATTCTTTGCTATTAATTTCTTCTTCTGTTAATTTATATAAACAAATATTATCTGAATCTGGTTCAAAGGTTATAAAAAATATATTTTTATCTTCTTTGGTTAACCCCTCTGGTGGAGGTGATTCTACTGCAATCTTTTGCGAAGAACAACCATAAACTTGACTATGGTTATCATATACAACTAGATAATTTAACTTAGATGCTGGCATCTTTTACCTTTACTGTTTGCACTCCTGCTTTATTGAGAAATGATTCTACCATACTCCAGTTTGCATATGCTTGATCATTGATATAATAAACTTTTTTTATAGTGCTATTAGCTATCAATTTGGCGCAGCTGAAACATGGTGGGCCGTTTACGTATATCTTAACTGGATTTGAACTATAGTCTGTATGCAATAACGCATTGGCTTCTGCATGTGTTGCTATACAATTATCGTAAGATGATCCATTTGGACTATTCTCTAGCGCTCTAGGACATCCACCATCTTCGCAGTGAACAAAGTTTTTTGGTCCGCCATTATAGCCGAATCCAACAATATGATTATTTGAATCTACAAGAACCGCACAGTATTTTCTTTTTTTACAAGTTGAAAATATTTGAGCTGAAGATTCACACAGTAGCATATACTGATGATCTTTTCTAGTTATGGTATCCATTTTACAAGGTTATAAGTATACCGGCTATTATACTTGATAATACTGCAAGTGCAACACTTATATTCTTAGTTCTCTTATCTGTACTTACTTGGTTTAGTATTTGAAGAGAAATAGTCCAGTTAATTAATACTGAAAATAATATTGAAAACAATATATTATATATCATTTGAATTAACCAAACAATTCATTGAAACTGGGAATTTTGGTGACAGTAATTTGTACATAGCTTTTGCATATTCTCTAATTTCTACTTGTGCATCTTGTTCTAATCTTTGATTTAAAAATAGACAAGCTGATTGCAAGGAACATGACCATCTATAGACAACATACATGCCATAGGCTGGCAGGAAAAGTCTAGCTTGTTCTGGAGCTACTCCAGATTCCATGGCTAAATTATAATATGCCTCGCCCTGCTCAACATACTTCATTAAATTTTCTGTTAACACAGATCCAGTCCAAGGATCAACTGGACCAGCTGAACCCTGTTTCAAGTTCTCTGGAGCGGTTCTCCATTCCTCATTTTTAGGAATATAAAACTCTGGTTCCATTGTTATATATCTTCTAGAAGACTCATTCCAAGAGTCCATAGTATGATCTGATCCTACAACATACTTCCAATGTTGACGAGCTACCATTAAAGGTGCTTTAAATTCAAATGTCATAAACGCATGTCTAAATGGTGACATATGATTTTCTCTAGCTAAGAAATCAATTAATCTTGCGTCACTGGTAGATAGCTCCTTGCTTTCTTTTGCATAGGATGCTCTTGCAGCATTAGCGATTGATAGGTCTGAGCCCATAATGTCTACTAATCTAACATAACCCTTGTCTAAAACATTTAACATATTATCTGCTAATGCAGTTTCAGTTTCCATCATCTCCATAATTTTCATCTTCATCATCTATATCGTCATCGATATATTCATCAATATTTTCAATATACAATTCTACCATACTACTATTCAAATCTTCGGACAATTTATATAAATTACCTAGCAATTCCAATATGTCGTCACTTATTGAGGCTTCATTGTTTATTACCATAAACATTATCTGAGAAATGCAAGCTATGCTTTCCCCCAAGGATTCTTGGAGGAAAGCAAGCTCTTTAACATTTAGATTAAATTCAAGTTCTACTTTTTCTACTATACCATTCATATCTGTGGACTGAATAATTTCTGAAAATAATTCATCAACTTTATCTTTATCCATAGGATCTTCTGACATAATAACCTACTTATTTAACTGGACATGCTCCAGTGGCGCATTCTAAATCATCTAATGCAAAATCTCCTGATACATCAACATATGTAACGTCATTCTTAACTTTAGACTTAAGCTTCATGTAAGTATCATAATCGATTTCTTCATAAGGAGCTAAATTAAAACCATGCTCGCTGTGAAGCAAGAAAGATACTGACTTGACTTTACTCTTGTAATTTGTCTTAAGCCATTCTTGAATTGCTGGCAATTCTTCTTTCTTGTAATACACAGTAACGCTCACATTATTGTCAGCCCAAATTGATTGAGCCTTTACAACCCATTCAAGCTGTTCGATAGCTGTCAAGTCTTTAGCGAGTGCTGCATGCTCTGGGGTTTCAGATGGAAATTCTACAACACATATGGTGTGATTTTCTTTTCCGTCTAGACCTACGTCGTACTGAACTTTATAGCCCTTATCTCTACAATACTGCACTAGTGGGTCATTGCTTCCCATACGAATTCTTCTAATGTAATACTTAGCGTATGCTGGGTGGATACCAGGGGTTACACCTGCCAATAGACTTAATGTTCCACTTGGCTTAACTGTTGTTAATTTAATTGATGCATTAATACCTAATTGCTTCGACCATTCAATATCAAAAGCTTTTAATGCAGAGTAACAATCGGAAACCCATGATAATTGTTCTTCTGTTGATTGCAACCAACCAGTGATACCTTGACCCAGTCTACGATTTCTAGTTATAACATCCATGCTCTTCTTGTATGGATATTGTAGAGTAGTTACAGCTTTCTGTGTCTTGTACAGAAGCTTGCTTAGATCAATTAATTCTTCTTTTGAAGATATATTTGGAAGGAATATTTCAGCTAGGTTGCATGGTTCGCCATCTTCTAGTCCTATTTCTCCACATGGGTTAGTGCCAATAACTTTTGAGTCATTAACTTTCTCACCTAATCTACCAAATTTACGAATAAGATTTCTGTTAATTAAACCATATGGCTCTCCAGAACCATCATATCCTTTCCAGAATTCTTCAATGATTTCATCATATGAGTCTGCATAGATTGAATTATTTGAGTTACCTCTCCAGCCAGGAATATCTCCCTTGCCCCAGTTCTTTGCTCTTAAAAAGAGGAAGTCATCTGGGTCACCTATTGCAATTTGCGCAGAGCGACGAGCTGATCCGGCAACTACAACCTTTCCTATAATGTTTGCAATATCTAATGCGTCAATAGATCTAATCTTCTTACCAGCACGAGCGTCAAGTATCTTACAGATGTCTGCTATGCCTTCAATGAGAATTTCAGGACCAGATGCTGTGCCACCAAATGTTCTAAGAGGAGCACCGAAACCACGTATCAAGATTGTGCTATAAGTAAAGGATTCACCATTGTTGAAATAACTATCCAAAACCTTACCTAGAAGTTCTGACCAACCGAATCTAGAGTCGGGAACAATAAAGTCAGCATCGTTTGTACGCTCATGCTTAATGGAAGCAACTTCTTGAACCTTAGGGAAATCGTGAACGTTAGCTCTTTCTACTGTATAGCCAACTCCACCGCCTAGCATAAGGTGATCCATGAGGAATTTAAAGTCTTCGACTTTAGATATTGTTGTCATCCAACAATTGACCAGTGATACACCGCTCATCTTCTTAACTAAAGGCGTACCTAATTGCCAGAGTGCTCTACCCGCAAATATACCCTTAAGATTAAAGATATAATCAAATAGTCTTTCAGCTTCTTCTTTTGAGTAACCAGCTCCTATATCCTGAGCGCCATTTATTGCTCTAGCTATAGTCTCGTGCCAGTATTCTTTTCTTCCAAGATGCTCAATGTCACGGGCGTAGGTTCTTTTATAAACTATTTCACCCATACCATTAAAACCCCATGGTGGAGTTTTGGCTGCATACGATTGAACAAATTCTTCTGAAAGAATATCTTGATTCATTTTTGTCTCCTTATTTACTATGAATTCTTTTAACATAATTTTGATTAACTTTTTGAAGTTCAGTGGTTTTAATTTTTATTAGATTATCTAGAGAGTATGCTTTATGTAATTCTCTCTCGAAGAAATAACCACTTCTCCAATTAAAAACATCTTGAATACTTTTTTTGTGCTTTACAAATAGATTGCAAATGACAGCACCGCCATAGGCCTTTACTAGATTAGAAAATTTTAGTTTTACTTCTTCTGCATTATCTGCATCTATGCTGTCACTACTCTTAGCTTGATCATATAACCAATTAAATGCTTGTCTAGTTAATGGCGATATATCTATGGGATCTATAACGCCTAGCATGATGATTTTATTCCTATTCTGTATTATTTCAATGTCTTTACGAACGAGATCTTGGAACATTTGAAACCAATCTCTCTCGTTAAATTGTGCCCAACCAGAACACCAAAATAACAAATTTTCTGGTAGTTCAGGTATAGTAGTCTTCTCTGTGTAACTTATTAATGCTGCACAGCTGATAGATTTCTTTACAAAAAGTTTTCTATCTTCTTCGTTTAATTTTTTAGAACCAGATATATCCCATAGTCGAGATATTGATTTCTTCCACTCGTATTCTCCCAGAAAAAGCGTTAAATACTTTTCTGCGACATCTAATGGTATTGTATTATCGTTGATCACTTTTTCTAGATCTTGGATAGACATTGATAATCCTTTATAAAATAGTCAAAACCCATAAAACATCCTATAAAAGAGTAATCCCGCCCTAATGGGCGGGAAGACTCCTAGATAATTATTGAATCTATCTTAGCCACATGCTTATTATAGCACAGGGCTTTGATGGTAATAAACTTTTGTACAGATTAAATTCTCCTCTTTAAATCAGATCTCTGTTAGAGATTTTTTTTCTGATCATCTTTTCAAACAAAAGATGGAAAGTTAAACCTAACCACGCTCCTATAAATATACTTTGTCCAATTTTGTGTTCTGTATGTCTCCAAAAAGATCGAGTTAATGTTTCAATCTTTTTGGTTTTTATCGCGTAAACATCATACAATACTACGATGCATACGAGACCTAACCATCCTACTACTCCAGATCTTCTATTATCTTTATCTAAAGTAATAGGATTATCTAAAATATCAGAGAGCTTTAGCTGATGGAACACCGTACCATTCTTGAACTTTTTCTCTTCCATAATCACCTGTAACATTAGCTTGGCCGTAGTCGGCAGTAAACACTGCTGCACTTGTTACTCCATGAACTTCATTTGGTCTGAATACACCGAATGATGCTGGAGCACCGTCTGCTTCTGTTCTAGCTGCATGGCCTGTATTAGCAAATATATTAGCAGATGTTACACCGTCAAAGATGTAATTATTGTAACTATAATCGCTGGTGCGATCTGCATGGCCGTATCCTGAGCTGAATACTGCTGCGCCTGCTAGACCCTTGTATTGCTTAGGTTGGAATCTTGCACCTTCATAACCAACTCCGTCAGCAAATGTGCCAGATAGTGGGTGAACATAAAGGGTTGTACCATTAAATACCTGAGAAAGGAATCTGTTACCTGGAAACTGACCAGTGCCAGGTGCAAAATGATTGTCTGGAGCACCGTCTAATACGTGACTAGTGCTGAAAAGAGGGTAGTAAGAATAGGTTCCAGCCGTGCCCTTATATGGGTTGACCATTTCACTAGTGTTTCTGCCCTTTAAAACTGGCCTTGGACCAACATAAAAAGTAGCCATTTTTATTCTCCTTATAAATGGTATATGCTTTAATAGTAAAAGCTTTTGGTAAATATCGTATGTTTACTAGTAAACAAAACTGTATATAACGCTCAAATCTGAAAGAACAGGTGGAGTTTTATCTTCTAACATATTTAATGTTACTTCTATCCAGACTGAAGTAGAAGATCCTGGGTTTTCCAAAGTGTAATTATCTCCATCTTTGTATATAACCCTATAACTAAATGCATCAGAAAGTAAGCTTTCAGGCACATTGTATATATGTGGAACTACGTTAGCGACATTTTCTATTAGTCTTCCGGTGGGAGCATTGAATTTAAATATCATTTTCCCAGATGAAAGGAACTTATCATATCTAATATCTAGATTTGATAAACCGTAACTATATATATAGCTACCCATCTCTTTGAAATAGTTTCTTTGATTAAACTTAATTCTTACAGCAGTTACATCAAGATCTCCAAAGTAAAAACACAATGGTCCAGAATTTCTAATGGTGTCCTCACCCTTTTCATACCATCCACCAGGAGCCACCTTACCGAGGGCTTGATTGGATCCGTCATATAAACCAGAATAGTTTAGCGGTACCCAGCCATCAGACTCTGCAAGGTTGGGGTTCGACTTATTTGTGTACTCAATAGAGTATACGTCAGTTGCATTCAATGGGTATGGATTAAGTTTGATGCAATTCGTCTTAGAAGATCCTGTGTACTCAGATGGAATTCTTACATAGAACATCATCTGGGCTCCCGCTGGATTCACAGATGATGATATTATGTTTCTTTTCCAAACCTTATTAGGATCGTCCAATATAGAATAATAGGTTGGAGTAGTATCTACTACTGAACCAGTTGTATCAACTCCAGAGTATGAATTGTCAATATATGTTTTAAAAAAGTCTGGAACTACTTGACTCGAATTGTTATTATAAAACTTTAACTTAGAACTTGAAGAACTAGAAACTAAAGGAAGAGTAATCGTATTATAATATGGATCAAAATGAAGTATGTCTGAACTACTTATTGAAAAAGATGTGCCAGTAAAGGCAGCATAGTCCAGTTGGGAATAGGAATGGATTGAAGTCATACTATTTGAAGACTCAAGAGCCTCAACTCTATTAGTAAGATCGTTCACGGCATTTGCTAGAAATGCTTGATCCTTCAATACTCTTTCAAATGCTTGAGATATTTTAGTATCCAATATGTTTGATTTATTATATAAATATAGTAAATCTTGATAGTTCTCTTCTATTCTAGAATTATAGTCTGAGCTATCAACTATACCATTATATTGGATGTCTCTTTTTTGAGTTTTAATAATATCTGACATTATACTGTATCTTCCATTTTTTGAATCTTAAGTTCTAACCTAGCTATTTTTGATGCTAACGTAGCTAAGTTTGGGATTACTAGATCTTCCAATTCTGGAGAAGAGTCATCATAGCAGATCTCTACGCCAGAAATAGTTTGGGTAGTTCCGTCTTGCAATTTTTCTTCTACGGTAGCAGCAGAAATTCTTCCCACAATTCTAATAGATTGTTCATCGATCAGATTGTTTATTTCATCTAATTGTAGCGTAATTCTTTCTAGATCAACTATCAAAGAATTCATCTCGTTATTCTCAGAAACGCTGCTTCTATAACCCCTATATTTTTGTCTATTTTTAACAAAGATAGGTTCAACTACCCTTTTTCTGTTTGATCTTTTAGAAAAAGTTATTCCCATATAATCACCTTCTGTACTTTTATAGTACTTAATTTTATCAAATTAGACACTCGCATGTTTGAATTTTAGTTTAACAGATTGTAAAAGAGGACTATTAAAAGGATTATTAAACCTTGTAAAGTCAGCTCTAAATCTTATTGCTTTTACTGAATTTGAATTTTTAGAAGTATAATT